AATGCGAATATAACGGGAAGACTTACGTCGACATCAAGCGTTATGCGAAAGCATCCGAGGCCGCGGTCCCTGCGTCAACGGCGACATCTGCGACACCTGGTCGACCAGTAAGCCGGACCGAGGCGAATGAGATCGCTCCTTTCTGATCAACGTATTCGAGAGCTCGCGAAGGGTCCGGCGTCCGTCCTAACCTTTCGCGAGCTTTTTTCCGCGGTCTTAAAGGCCGCCTTCGAGGTACCAAAAATGAAGACTTTATTTCGTGTCAAACCTGTATGTCGAGAGACTCTCGTCCCTTACACCGTCTCGGTCGTTTCGCAAACTCCGGAGCGATGCCAACTAGAAACTAACCGCCCATGGATGCCGCTCGAGGCGAAGGGAGAGGTCTACACCGAGGTGAATGTGAATCACATCGTCTCGATCCATGAGATGTTCCAGTCGCCGATTGGTGAGGTCGATCAAGACGTCCTCGACCATTTCTCGATGCCGCCCATCGTCTCTTGGCTCGAGCTCTCCAACGGGAAACATATCGTGATCGAAGGTCCCGCGGAGATGGCTCGAGGAGGTTTCTAGTCATGAAGTCGACGCTTCAAATCCTCGACCATAACCTAGAGATGAACCAAGGCGACGGGTTCCGTCCGCACGGAGGAGCATCGGGAGCCGGGAAGGAATGTCCCCGCTCTTTCTGGTACGATTTTCGTTGGACGACCGAGTCCGACTTCGACGCGAACGTCCTCCGGAAGTTTCGCTCGGGTCACGCCGACGAGGAGGTCGTCGCCGCCGAGCTCGAGAAAGTCGTCAATCTCGGCGAGCGTCAAGCTCGATTCAAGGACGGACATCTCGGAGGCTCGGTCGACGGTATCATCCGGGGAGGTCTCGTCGAAGATCCGAACGGTGTTTATGTTTGGGAGCATAAGTCGATCGGGGAGAAGTACTTCGACGAGCTCGAGAAGAAGGCCGCCGGACTCTCCGCTCTCGGTCGGAGCGATGAGATCCTTCTCGACTGGCGTCCGGTCTACTACGCCCAGGCTCAATTATACATGCATTACCTTGAGATCGATCGTCACTATCTCACCGTCTCAACCGGCGGAGCTCGGCGTCTCCTCGCCGTGTTTACGCCATACGACGGATGCTATGCCGACGAGCTCGTTCGCCGCTCTCAAGAGATTCTCACGTCTCTCGAGCCTCCTCGTAAGGCCGGGACCTGGGATTCCTTCGTCTGTCGTTGGTGTTCTCACTCGGCGGTATGTCACGACAACGTCGAGCCGGTGAAGTCGTGTCGGTCGTGTCGGTATGCTTGGCCGAAGCGGTCCGGCGAGTGGGTCTGTATGCACCACGACACCGAGCTCGACCTCGAGGCTCAACGCGCCGGCTGTGCGCATTGGTGCCGATTTTTAGACAAGTGAAGAGGCTCGTCGTACCATCAAGGAAAGGAGGATTCTAAAATGGAATTGATCGCGGTCTTATGTCTTTTCGGTCTCGGCTTTTGTCTTCTCGGAGCGGTCTTCGAGTATTTTATGATGAGAGCCGAGCGTCAAAAAATGGTCGAGCTTCGTCGTCGTCTTTTCGGAAACGTCGTCGATCTTCGTGAATGGAAAGCTACCAAGAAACGAGCATCCGGTGTAAGGTTTAAACGTTGAGTCGTTCCCCCTAGTCTCTTACGAGTAGAGGCGAACATGGGCGACTCAATACTCCGGGGAGGTCGCGCATGTCGGTAATGTCGCCGGCATCCTCCCCGGATACTTCACAAGACGAGACCTACCTCGCGCACCTTCTCCAAGACTTTCGACTCTCTCATGAGAGCGACCTCCGAGCGGAGCTCGTCGAGCGGGACCATCGGTCCCGGACAATCTTTCTTAGGGTCCGACGTCGCTCCTTCACCGAGCTCGGTGTGTCCGTGAATGGTCATCCCCAAGTCGCGGAAGATGACGCATAACTCGACGAGGGAGATCCATTGTTCCCCGGTCGGAGGATGCTTCGTGAAGTCTTCATGCTCGGCGACGATGGCGACACCGATCGATTTGATGTTGAAGCGTTTCGCGTGATTCCCGGTGTCGGTGATCTTGAGACACTGGTCGACGATGCCATCGGGTCGGATCACAAAATGGTATGCGAGCTCGCCTCCGGTGTAATAGCCCGCCTGGTACTTCCGAGTGTCTCGGAAAGCGTCGGCGATCTCGGGTCCAGTCGTCCCGAGGCTCGCTCCGATTTTATGGATCACGACTTTGTCGACCCGCTCGAGACGCCGCTCTCGAGTCTTCCCGTCGTCGCATCGTTTGATCTGATCGAGGACTCTCACCATCGGATCTTTACTCCGGCCATAGCGGACCAGTCTCTCGTCGATGCGAAGTCCGCCGAGGCGATCGCCTGAATGTTTTCGTGAAGATGTAAGGCACCATCGACAACGCCGCGGACGCCGTGAACATCGCCACGTATGCCGAGATCGAGAGCGCCTTGAAGACCTTCCCGGTCGAGCTCCTTCGCGACATCGGAGACGACCGCTAGGACTTTCCCGCGTCGGTACCTCGAGCCGCTTCCGCGACGCTCTCGGCCGCGACGAGAGCCGCCTTCGTCTTCGCTCGTGAGTCGTTGTAAGACTTCGCGCCGAGACCTGCGATCACGGCTCCGGCGATCTGGACCCATGGTCCGGACGCTCCGTCCGCTTCGAGTTGAGTCAAGATCGCTCCTAGGATCACCGATACCAACGAGAGCCAAAACTCCGAGCTCTTGAATCCGTTAGTCTTCCCCTTAACCATTTGTCTCCCCCTCTTTCTTCCCTTGTAGGTACGAACGAATCGACGCCGCGTTGATCCGACTCTCCTCTCGGAACTCCATCATATCGCGATGGAATCGATCGACCTTCTCCGACATCGCGGAAATGGTTCCGTCCATCGTCTCGACTTTCGTCTCTATGATCGAGACCCGCTTGTCGATGTCGTCAATCTGAGATTGAGCCTTCTTCAGATTGTCGTAAGTCGTCCCGCCATTCTTTCGAGCGGACCATTGATCGAGCGCCGCCGTCGCCTTGTTGACGAACATCACGACCGCCCCAACGAGCGCCGCCATAGTCGCATGATCGATCGCTTCCATTACGGCACGTCTTCCGGCGGCGGAATGTTACCTGCCCACTCTGCCGCTTCGGGTTGCGTGTAGATAGTCCAACCAGTTGCTCGGAATGCATCTAGGTCACCGCCAGCCATCAAGGTCGGGCTGTTGCATTTCCATATCGTGTGGACGCCATCGCTAGCACCCAAGGCGCAATTGGCCCGGTTGAACTCTGCCGAGGTTCGGTAGGTTGGATGCACCGTCACCGGCGGCCCTTCTGGGTCCGGGTAAGTTTCATAATCGTATCGAGTGACCGCCGATGGTAGGTCGTCGTCGAGGTTGCCGACTGGCACCAGTATGTAAATCCATGTTCCGCTACTCATTGTCTAGTCCCCTTATGAGACGGTAGTCTGCATTGTAGATTTGTTTTATTTCGTTTTCGGATAGTTGAAAAGAATAGATTCTAGGGCAAGCAAGAGGCCCTTTTAAGCCATAATTAAAACCAGCCTTGGCTGACGTCATCCATCCGATAGTGGTGACGGAGTCGGGGAATGTCGTGCTTAATGCGCCTGTTGCGGTGCCTGCGGCCACGCCGTCTAAATAAACCCTTACTGTTGGATTAGGGCTCGTTGTAACATCTAGCACCATGGCGTAATGATGCCAGTCATTATCACTGATCGTTGCCGTACTGGTAGCGGTGACAGCGCCGTAAATCCCGCGAAATGAATTGCCATTCAGCGCCTCAATAATGAATCGATCATTGCCTGACGCGGTGCCAAATGTGACCATGGTCCCGTTGTTGGCGCTAGTCGTGTCCTGCTTTTGGTTTCTGTACCAAACCGAGACAGCGTGCCCGTCTGTAAGGCTAGGAGCTAAACCCGCACCTTTGGGAATCTCGGTTCGTACGCCTTGCGCCGGCGGATCATTGAAGCAATTCAAAACACTCACACCCTTACGCTTCATCGAGAAGTCGCCAACGATAGTCGAGCCGCTGGCGTTTTCTGGGAATGATGCCATCCCCGAGAAAGCCGTTGATGTTGGGTTTGTGAGGTTGTTTGAACCCTTGCGGTCAACCACTGAGGTTAGATCATCGAATAACCAATAGTTGAGAAGCTCTGCCGAGCTAGCATAATCGCCGGTGTCATTTCGCAAATCGTATCCGATGCCTTGATTGAATAGCTCGGTAACTTCGGCAGAACTTAGAGCATCATCAAAGATTGCCATGTTGGCACAAAAGCCTTTGTGGAAACCAACCGTAGTTGCAGCCCTGGCAAAGACGCTAAAACTGGTAGCCGTCATACCAGCCCCACCGGCAGCGCCTGATGCCGTCTGCTCAACCCCGTCAACGTAGCATTTCGCATAAGGACTTGATGCCGTGCTTGTCATCACCACATGAGTCCATCGGTCTTGTTTTGACGATGGGAACGCACCGTTGAAAGAGGCGGTTCCGCCGCCATCATACCAAATGATATTGCCGGCAGTCTGGATGTAATGTTGGCCGCCGCCTTCGGTCACCATCGAGTAAATTGGAAGGCTTGAATCATACCAAATCCAATAAGCAAGAGAAAAAGTAGCGCCGGGCGCTGTGCTTAAGTTAGCGGACCAATACGGGCCTGTAGAGCCACCACCTACCCCATCGAAATAAATTCTAGATGCACTCTGCTGCAATCCCAATTGCGGACACGGTACGGGTTGAGCGAATTCCATGGAGCACGAGCCAATGTCTTCCAATGGTTCGCCATCTGCGCCCATGTCTTGGAAGTATCGACCACCGGTGCCGCCGGTGTCGTTGTAATCACTCAGCGGATAGTACCGTCGCAGATTGCTAGCACTAACACCCGTGGGTAAGACTTGCTCCGGGTTGTGGTATAGCTCGCGGGCCTGGGCGTCGGTGAGTTTCGTATTGAAAACTTTGACGCCTGCTATTAACTGGTTCTGATAG